TCCCCCCATTCATAAATCAGAGTAATTCGTACCGTCTTGCCTTGACATCACGACACGCTGCACTTGCCGAAGGCTCACTCCAAACCTAGTCGCAAGCTCTCTGGCATTTCTTCCATCAAACGAAGCTCGAATCTCATCTGCCAAGCGCTCGCGGGCTTTTACGCTGTCATTGCGCACATAAACAGTCAGGCCACCTAAGCGTTGGATGTAGCGCCCTACCAGCTCTTCCGTCAGATCCTCCACCCGCTCCACGCCATGGCATAGCGCGGCGGCGGCCAGTTCTTCGCGCAGCACGGCTATGGGGTCCAGCTTGTTGTGGCTGGATACCGAAGGGGTGGATGTTGCGTCTTTGTCGTTCATTGTTTTGATAGCTGGTTGCGCTTGCTGTGCCTGCGTTTGCATTGGTTTTGATCAATAAAGGCTGATGGGGCTGAAAAGCTCTTCGTCCGCCAGCTGGCGCGACGGGCTGGGCCGTGCTGGCGCGCGTGGCGGCGCATGTTCTTCGCCCTGCGGCTGTGACTGGGCGGCCTGGGCCGGGGCTGTGTTGAAAAGGTCTTGCGGTGGCTGCACGGTTTGCTCCAGCTGCAGCCAGCGGGCCTCAGGCCATTTGTGGATGCCAAGGCACATGGCGGCGTGCAGAGAATAATTTCGACAATCGAGGCATTCATTCCGAGGCCTGCGCTTGACCCAGCGATACACGTCCTTGCCGTTGACCTTGACCAGCACGCGCTGCTCTGCGGTAAGCTGTTCGTACCATTCGCGCGGCAGTTCCTTGCTGGTGTGTACGTAGCCGGGGCCGGGTTTGTCGATGGCGAGCTGGCCCAGCAGCAGGTCTTTGGCGCTGTCCACGCCTACCAGCCAGAGCTTGATGCCGTGCGATATCTTGCGGCCGCGGTAATTGACTTCTTGCAGGCTGCTGGGGCCGACGATGTTGCGGTTGTCGTTGTTGTCGCCCTTGATGGCGCGCAGGCCGGCAAGCTGCCCTTGCGCGCTGCGCACCCAGTTGTAGACGGCCTGGGTCTGGTCGGAAGAGTCGATGCTGATGGCAGACAGCCCCAGGCTGCCGCCGTGCCAGGCCTGCACGTAGCGCTGCTGCAGGTATTGGGTGACGGGCTCCCAGTCACCCTCGCTGGCGGGGTTGCCCTGGATGACCTGGTGGGCAATGGCCCAGCTTTCCAGCCCGCGGCCCCAGGCCCAGATGGCGATCTCCCAGCGGTCGCGCTGCACGTCGACCCCGGCGGTGAGCAGCAGCGCGCCGGCGGGCACGCGGCCCACGGGGTAGTCTTCGGCCCGCGCCTGCAGGGCGTGTTCGTCGCTGCTGTCGCCCTTGAGCTCCCAGGTCTCGCCCAGGGTTTCGTTGGTGAAGCCGGTCATGGGCCCAACATCACCGGCCTGCAGGGCGCGGTGCGCCTTCTCGAATTCATCGACGATGCTGACCCAGGTGCGCTGGGGGCTGTAGGCGGCCCAGACATGCACGCCCAGGGTGCGCGGCGGGCGGCAGGGCTGGCCTGCAGCGTCGCGCCAGATGCGGTCTGCGCCGTAGCGGCGGCCGGTCTTTTTGCAGACCCAGGTGCCGGTGAGCGGCCAGCCGCCGGGCAGGTAGTCGGCCTGGGTGATGCTCTGGAGGCAATGCGGGCAGACGTGGTGCACGCTGGCGGGCTGGCCTTTGACCCATTTGAAGCCGTAGGGCAGCTCTTTGCTGCCCCAGACGAGCGGGTGCTCCGCGCCGCAGCGCGGGCAGTCGATGTGGTACTGGACGTAGGCGTCGGACTCTTCGCAGGCGCGCTCTACATGGCACATGCCTTTGACGCGGGGCGTGCTGCCGCCGACGAACTTGGGGTATGGGGCGCCTTCCAGCCGGCCCTTGGCCAGGCTGCCGGGGTCGCCGGATTTTTCGATGCTCTGGTCGAAGGCGCTCCATTCGTCGAGGATGGAGACGGCCACGGTGATGCGGCGGTAGGCCCGCGCGGCCTTGCCGCCCAGCAGGTGCAGCACGCTGTCGCGAAAGGGCTTGTATTTGATGGTGTCCTCCACCCCCTTGCCCTGGCGGCGCGCGGCCTGCACGGCGGCCACGCCGTCGAGCACGGGCTCGATCTCGCTCTTGACGTAGCTGTCGCGGTCGTCGTCGGTGGGCTGCCACAGCGCCTGCTTGCGGCGGCGGTGGGCGATGTTGTAGGCGACGAAGGCGGTGATCATCTTGGTGTAGCCCACGCGCTTGCTCTTCTTGACGGCCAGCTCTTCGATGCGGTCGTCGCTCATGAAGTCGAGAATGCCGAGCTGAAAGGGCCAGCCGACCCAGCCGCCCTTCTGGTGGCTGGATTCGCCGGCCAGCAGAAAGTGCTCTGCCGCCCATTCGCTGAGGGTTTGCGGCGCATCGGCCCGCAGGCTGGACAGGCCCAGCGCGGCGGCTGCCTGGATGGCGGCCATGGCTTCGGGGCTGAGGGGTGCGCTCATGCGGCGTCGCCCTCCTCTGCGCTGTCTGCTCTGATATCAAATGCTGCGGTCTCGTCTGCATCGAGCTGTGCCATGGCCTCGACCTCTTTGTTGACCAGTTGGGAGGTGGAGCGAATCCACTCGTTGCGCGCGTCGGCCATGATGCGCAGCACGATCAGCAGCACCTCCTGCGGCAGGTCCGGGCAGGCCTTGCGCACCTGGCCTTCGAATTGGTCCATGCGATCGACGATGGCGGAGCTGGCCAGGCCGAGCACGTCGGCCAGGATGCCGATGGGCGCGTACTCGCCACGGGCGACGGCGTTCTTCAGTTCCTGCGCTTCGCGCTGGGCCTTGGCCAGGCCGGCGCGTTCTTGGACCAGGTCGAGGCCCAGGGTCTCGCCGATCCGGCCCGCGGCTTGGTCGCGCAGGTGCTCGCAGTAGCCCACCAGCCAGGCGTGGACGTTTTCACCACGGGTCAACACGCCCTCGCTCACGCGCTTGCTGATGCTGGCTTCGCTAACGCCCACCATCTGCGCAAACTCTGCTTGCGAAACGATAGCATCCAAATAAGGCAGAACCTTCACTTAACCCCCTTAGGAAACTCACGAAACAGTCCGACAACGCGGCTCGAATTACCCGCTTCAGAGGCCCGGCGGAAGGACCCGCGACCCTCGATCTGCCTATTTTTTGTGCAGCGCATCAAACCTTCGCCTCCTGGCCCAGGGCCATGCGTGCGGACTTGCCGGCGTAGTACGAGATGCTGGTGTCGCCGTGCTCCATGCGGGCCACGATGCGGCGCGCCCAGTCTTTGCCGTCGTTGCGCTCCTGCAGGTTGACCTTCACAGGCGGAGCGGCCACTGGCGGCGGCAAGGCAGGCAGGCCCTGCTGCTGGGCATAGGTCTGGCGCGGCATGGCGGCATCGCACATCTGCTCGAACTGCGGCAGGTTGGGCGGGAAGTCGGGGTGCTCTGCAGCCAGGCGGGCGGCAGCGGCCTCCAGCACATCGGCAGGAAAGCGACCCAGGCGGGCCTGCCACACGCTCATGGCCGCACGGATGCCCTTGTCGTGACCCTGGCCGTCCTTCAGCCCGGTGGCGAACTTGCCGAGGAACAGGCTGCCGTAGCTGCCTTGCAGCAGAACGAACAGCTTGCGCACCGCCGGTCCGGCCCGCAGCCCGTCTGCCGGATCCGCGGCGCGTGCCTGCGCTTGCTGGATCGCTTCAGCCGTCAACGTTGCCACCTCATGCATCCCAAACCCCGTCGAAGATCGTTGCTGCCGCAGCTGCGTGCTTGTTCGCGTTGAACGCCGATGCACGACCACCCGCCGGCGCTGCAGCCGGCCTGAGCCATGCAGCCTGCAGCCCTTGCGAGCCGCGTATGCACCAAAGCTGCAAAAAGGCCTCCAGCGTCATGCCGGCCTTGGCCGCTTCGGCCTTGGCGCCCTTCATCACGGTCTCCGTCACCGGTGCCCGTTTGACCTTGCGCAGCTGCAGCCAGTCGGCCCAGGTCTGGTCGGTCACGTCCTCCGGTTGGGCAACAGGTCCTGCGCGCTCGAGCGCAGGTGTGCTGGTTCTTTGATGGTTCCTATGACGGTTCAATGATGATTTGGGTGCGCCTGGTTCACCCCTGGGGTGCGCCTGGTGCGGGGGTGCAGGTGCGCCTGGTTCACCACCTGGTGCGCCTGTTGCGGGGGGTGCGCTATCTGCGGGGGGTGCGCCATCTGCACCACCTGCCTTGCTCCGACGACGACCTGCAGGTGCTTTGGTCGGGTCGAAACTGCCCGGCGTGATGGTGTAGCTGGTACTGGCATTCAGGCGATATTCCCGAAAGACCAG